TAACTCATGCAAAGCAGTCTGATCTAAAGAGTCTGGTGTGATCTTCTCAGCACCAAAATCACCTAGTCTGTAGGTAGCAAGCCTAGCTATATCGTTAAATTCCACAGAAGCCATAGCAGCCTTTGCCGCCTTACTTCCTTTTTCTATTCTCCAATCACCAAGACTAAGCAGTTGTTGCCACTTTTTGACACATTTTGCAAAGTGTACGGCATCTTGTGGTGTAGGAATGTTAGGCATTACAACACCTTATACAGTTATTGTGACAGTTTAGTTTAAGATGTTAGCACTTGTAAAGCGTGTTCTATGTGTTTGATGCGGTCTTCTAGCCCAATAAAGCCGCCATTTATCTTCTTTGTCATGGTTTTAAAGTCACGCACATCTGCAAATTGGTTGAGTTTATGGGTGTCCCAAAACCACCCTGCTGTGAGGGCAGCGTACTGAGGTGTAGCAACCAAATCAGGCTCCATAATGAAGTCAACACCCAATGCCTGACCCGCATGATGGTAGTTTGCAGAGCCAGTTAGCTGAATACATCCTCGGCCTCGGAAACGATACCCATCCCCTGAAGCCTCATCCCTGTTGCCCATACGTGAGCTATAAACAGTATTGGCAATCAACTTAGGATTACGAGCGCAAGCCTGTGCCTTGGCAACATCAAACCTTTTAGGCCATAACTTCTGCAAAGCCTCTGCACGATAGTTTAAATTCTCTTCAAGAATCCTAAAATTGCCACACTCATGACCACATTGACCAATAAATGCAGCTTGGCGAGTAGGCGTATTAATGTTAAAACGATCAAAAGTAGCGTTCAGAGCATCTACCCATTGATTACCAATATGTAATCTAGCTAATTGTTCACTTGTTACCATTTAGCAAATCTCTCATCTGGTTATACGAGTCCACGCAAGCATTCAAAGCAACAGTATTCTTATCCCCTTGGGCGACTATTTCTGCGATTGCGTCAATGGTTGCTCTTTCGGCATCAGAAGGTTCATTAGCCTGTCTGTCAGATTGGCTGGTTGCTTTTGGATCTGCGCTGGTAGAGGCGGTACTTGTGGGGGTTTGTACGTTACTTGAGGGGCAGAGGCGCAACTTGCCAGCACGATTGGCAACAGCAAGAGCAGTAGTTTTTTTGTTGATAGCATCATTGGCTTCCTGTAGTTTGGCAGATTGTTGATTAAGTTTTTCACCCATGTTTTGCTCGATTAGACGAGCTTCTTCATTCTTTTTGGCAATGGCAATCTTCATGTCGTTATCACGTTCTAGCCACCCATAGTGGTGTCCAACTTGGTATGTACCAAAGAGAGATACCATCACACCCACGATTAACCAAGGTAAAGGTATAGGTAACATCATTCAACCTCTTTTCTAGCCATTGCCATGTGTTCACGCTCTTCATTGTCTTCCAAGTGTTCTGGAGGAGTAGTCGGAGGTGGTCCAGGTGTCCAAGATTCATCTAATTCTGGGTTTAACCAAGCAGGTAATGCTCCTGAAGGTGAAGTCCATGTCTGAGAAGGGCTATAGGATTGATTAAAACCGCCCTGAGAGCCTTGATAGCCCATTGGTTGACACATTGGCTGTGTTGGAGGGTTAAACATCTTAGAAGCCGCACCCGCTGCCCTTTTAGTCATTACCCCACCAATGCCACCAACAATTAACAGAACAATGTCGTTCAGCATCTTGGTATAAGCTTGGTCAATTGGAGCCATTGACTTGATGGGTTGGGTGACAAAAGTCACAGAATACAGTAGCGCAATGACAATAAAGCAAAGAATTAGTGTGACAGTAATCACAACAAATCCCCAAACTCTGACCTCAAATTCTTCAGTTGTTAGGTTTTTCTGATTGGACATCATTAACTTTTTTCTCCAAGATTGGGGCTACCAAGTATTCAGGGCATTGTTGGGTAAACAAACATTTAGGCTTTTGGCACTCTTCCGCATGGAAGAAATCAGGATTTTGGCACTTGTATCGGTAGCGGTCTTCGCATCCAACTAAAAATACAAGTAATACAAGTAATACATATTTCATGCTTTTATATCCACTTGAGTGGCTTTAACCCATTGAGTCTTAATCTCTTGGCATTTTTGCTGTTGTTCAGCCTGTTTGCTTAGTTCTGCCAAACGCTTCATGTTCTGTTGGTGGATCATCCTATGAGCCTCTGACAACATTTGTGCATTTTGTTGGTAAGTTGTAACTCTCATTTGCCCAAGCCAACCTTTCCAAGTAAAAGATTAACAATTCTGTCTGACAGATCATCGGGTAAGAACTTCAGAAAACCTAAGAAATAAAGTGCCACTACCCCATAGACAAATATCTTTAGGCATAGGTCAAAGGTCTTTTGATACTCATTCATCTGCCACATCTACGAGTAGTTGCACAGAAATCCATCATTTCATTCACGCCAACAAATACTAGAAACAAAACAAAGAAGATGCCACCTATTGCTAAACCAATCTCTAGTTGTTCTTGCTCTTTCTGTTTAGCTTCTTTCTCTGCCTTCTTTAATGCACTAATCTCTTTGGCGTCTGCTAAGTCCATCTCTGCTTGACGAGCTTTAATCTTGTTCCAAACATCAATCTTTCCTGTCTGCATGAAGAGCATCTTTAACTCTTCCTCAAACGCTCTGGCTTGCTCTAAGGCCATCTCGATCTGGAGGGCAGTTCCCATGTTGGAACCTTTGCCAGACTGTTTAGCCTGAAGCATGGCCTTGGTAGCTACAGACTTTGCGTCAAATAGCTTGCCAATCATTGGCGCAAGAGAGCCTAAGTCATTGGCAACTCCTGCTGCCTTCTTGACCATACTGATTGCTGACTGTATGCCAGCTAGTGCCGTGATTGGATCTATCATTTCTTTTCTACCTTCTTCCATTCAATACAGTAGACTTTTCGGTTGTACACGTCCCCAACCCACATCCACTTGACACACCTGTATTCAATAGATACAGCCAGTAAAAAACTAATTAACTCCATACCCAGATAATTACTGAGAATGACCAAACAATAAGACAGACCATACCGACTGCCGCAATTGTTGCAAGCAGCCAGTCTTTCATGTTAGTCCCTAAAAAAGTCTAACAAACCACCAGCATCAGGTAAAAAGTTTTCTGGATCAGTTGTTGCGGCATTTATTGCTTGTCCTATTGGCGCACCCATTCCTGCAGCGCCTTGTCGTTGTTCACCAAGCAAATATCTAGTTCCAACAGTACTACCCAAAACATTTCCAAAACGTCTAGAAATTGGTGGAGTTAAGCTTGCACCAGCCATTGCTCCTAAGCCATATCCAAGGCCAGAATCAAAGCCAAGCATTTGAGCAGCAGTACCGCCCGCACCAGCACCCATTCCAGTAGTAATCAAAGGAATACTTGCATATCCAGTTAGTGGCCCTACTTTTGGAGTAACCGCACCACGAGTTGCATCAACAATATCACGCAACATATTAACTTCACTCATCACTTCTGGAGTTTGACCCATAATGATTCGTTGGGCAGATGGTAATTCTGCTCTGCCTAAATTTAATGTTCTTGTAAAAGCTGGAGAAGATAACATAGCCGCAGCATCAGCATTAATTGCGGCACTTCTAGCATCATTTAAAATGGAGTATTGAGCCGCTTGCTTACCTACGGGAGACATCAAACTTACTGCTAATTCAGCAGTAGCTGGGTTTCCTGTCAAACTAAACTTTTGTGCAACTTTATCAATTTCATTTGGGAATGTTTTTGTAGAAACAATTTTATATATATCCGAATCTTGGCGGAATGGAAGAACAGTATTTTTAAACTGCTCCATTGCACGAGCGTGTTCAGCACCAGCAGGTGTGTAAATAGGTTTGTTATTTAATGTTCTTGGGGCTGCCCACGCATCAACATCATTTCCAAAACCATTGTATAAATCATTTAAAGCTCTTTTTTGTGGCTCATTGTATGTACCAGCCGTTTCTTGAACTCTGTTTAATTCAGCGCCTACTGTTTTCTGAAGGTTACGAAGCTGTTTATAGGTTCCACCACCTGATTGTAAAAGTTCGTTGGTGTCCTCAATAACTTTCTTTATAACTGGTGTTTCTGAAATTGCAGGGAACCTTTCCAACACTTCAACAGTTGCATTATTTGTATTCCCAATGGGTATTTTAGTATCTCCTGCTAACTTTTCAGCACGTTCAAATATTGGACTTACATTGTCTTTTGCAGTTTTATACTGTTGACGCAAATCTTTAGCAATGACAAGCTTTTCTCCACCTAGTTTTTTAACTGTATCTGGCTTGACTTGTTCTGTAACTCTTTCAATTAACTTTCTAACTTGTTCAGATTTAGCTTCATTTGCAATTTGAGTTGTACCGCCAAACTGTCGAGACTTTTGCAAAAGATCAGCACCTGGTCCACCAACATCGCCAACATCAATGTTTACACCACGTTGTGCCGCAGACTCAACCAACTGACCAGTTGTAGTATCACTATAACGTGTTCCAGAAGGAATATTGCCCATACGAGCCGCTGCAGCACTAGCTGGTAAGCCTGTTGCTAAGTTAATTCCAAGCAAAGCCAATGGGTTTTGAATATCAAAAACACTTTTAGCCAATTCAGCAGAACCCGTACCAACAGTTGCACCTGCAGCTTGTGCAATTGGCTGAGAAGTTAAGGCGCTACCAACTGCTCTGGTTGTTAAATTTGGTGCTTGTTGTAGTAATCCACCAACACCGCCCATTAAGGGAATACCTGCTACTGCACGAGTAACATTTGCTACACCTTTTTGAAATTCAGTTTCTGGTTGTGGCAAACCAAGCATATTTGCAAAGTTTGACATAGCTTGACTAGGAGGTTGAAGCTGACTACCAGTAGCCCTGTTAATCAACATATTTAATGGTGATCCAACAATGTCAGCAATTCCTCCCGCACTTTCCAATCCATACCTAATTGTCCGACCAACTTCATTTACCGCTTGGTTGCCTAAACGATTAAAAGCAGTACTTTGTGGTGCGGGAGCTTGTTGAGCAACTGCCTCACCAAGCATTGATGGATCAATAACACGATACCTAGTGTTTTGTTGTTTTTCTGGAGTTGCCATGCCTGTCAAATCAATCTTTGGAGATTGTTGCCCTGGTGTCTGCTCAAGAAAAGAAGGATCAATTTTACGATATGTAGTCATGTTTGTACCTACAACTTTCTCAACATAGTTTTGCGTTTCTTTAAATGGAGGAACACCACCATACTTTTGAACATTGCCAGGTCCTGCGTTATAAGCCGCAGCAACCAAGACAGGATCTTGAAATTGTTGCGATAACTGGCTTAGATACTTAACACCACCACGGATGTTATCTTTCCATTCCATTCTGTTAACACCAAGATCTTTTGCAGTAGCACCCATTAATTGCATAGGTCCATAAGCACGATCACCAGTTCGTGTTTTAGGTCCTATTGCGTTAAAAATTCCTTGTGATTCTGTTTCAACAATTTTTTGCACCAAAGAATAAGGAACGCCTTGCCTTTGGGCTTCTTGCTTAGCAAATTCGTAAACTTGTTCTTTAGTAGCCATTAGTCAAACGTTGTTGCATCGCCATTTGGCAATATGTACGCAATTTTTCCATCATCAGGACCACCAATAACTTTCTTTGTTGGAAGATATTTACGTAATGAAGCAGCCTCAAACATTTGCTTTTGACCTTGTGGAGATGCTGCCCATTTATTAGCTGCATCAGGACCTGCATTATTTTTATCAGAAACAAACTTGTAGTAATCTTGCTTTCTTTTACTTACTTCTCTTAGAATTGCTAAGTTAAATTTTGTTGACTCTTTAGGGTCTGTAATCTGAGCATTACGTTGACCATAGTAGTTAATTTCAAAGTTAGAAATTGCTCCTACAGCCTCAGTTAAACTTTCACCAGTTAAAGCATTAATAGCTTGACGAGCAGAAATAGCATTTTTTAAGAATGCTTTGTTTCGTTCTCCAGATACACCCAAACTGTTAAAAACATTACCTAATTGCGTTTTAAGACCTGTAAATGACCCAGTATCAAAATCTTTTTGGTTATAAGCATTTTCTAGTTGGTCAATATATGGAGCAGTTTTATTTGCTGTTTGATAACCTTTGTAGGCATCAGCCAGAATCGGCTTATATGCTTCATTCAAAATTGTTTGAGCAGTACTAGGACCAGTTACTGGTTGTGCACTAGTAGGTTGAGCAACACCTGCTGGTTGAACTGCGCCACTAGTAAGACCTGGAGGGTTAGCATAAGTAAATGTTGGCGCACCAGATTCTGTAAAGCTTGGGCGAGGAATATTGGCTTCACGAGTCGCAGTTTCAACTCTAGTTCTTGCCGCTAAAGCCTCTAAAACACCATTAGCATTAACAATACCAATAATATTTTGGTTATTGTCAAAAGCATATTGCTCACCTTTTTGCAACTCAGGTATTGTGTTGAGTGCAGCGGCTTTTGCAGCACCTTTCAACACATTTGTTTCAAATTGAGGTTGTCCATTTACCATTGTCCCAGTTGTAACTGTGCCAGCTTTAGTGTCAACTTTAGGAGCAAAACCAGTAATTACTCCTCCTGGACCTACAATATAACCATCTTGTAGTTTATCTTGCATTGCAGTTAAAGTTTCACGCAATTGTGGTTGTGCAGGGTTTCCTGCCAAGCGCAATGACTCAGTCAAAGCTTGTTTATAATCAATTGGTTTATTGATTAACTGTGGTTCCACTCTTTCTTGTGGAGCGCCTAATTTGTTAAGCAATGAATATGGACTAGATAAATCTGGCTCCCTACCAAAGTATGAATTTAATACTTTTGTTCTTGCTTGTTGTGGAGTTGGAGCAAATTTTCCAGTAAACGCTGCAAGCTCTTCTTGCTGACGTTGAGCAATTTGAGAATCACGAATCATCTTCTGCATATTTAAAGCAGTAGAGGGGATCTCAGATGCTGACTTAAAGCCAATACCAGGATCACCACTTAACAAACTACCCAAAAAGAACTGTTGAGTCGCTTGCTTTTGCATTGATTCTTTTTCAGTATCAGTTAATCCCGTCAATGCGGCATCAGATAACAACCCAATATTAAAAGGCATAATTTACTCCTTAACCAAGACCCAACAAGCCAAGCAAACCTTGGCGTGAAGTAGATGATTGTTGTACACCAGAACCGCCACCAACATTGATACCCAATGCTTGATTGAGAATCTGTTGTTGCTCCAATGGCAGATTGCGGATCGCATCCAACTGATCTTGTGAGAATCTTTGTTGTACAGAACCTTGTTGTGCAAGTTGATTTGCTCCTGCAAAGCCCATTTGTTGGCCTTGACCTGCAATATTTGCAACTTGACCCGCAGCACCTAAACGCTGTTGATTAGCTTGTAATCCTGCCGCTTGATTTGCTAGATTAGCTTGCAAGAAATTAGCAGCATTAGCCAATCCAACTTGATTTCTAGATGCTTGATTAGCAAGGTTAACTTGTTGTATATTTTCAGTATTAAGCTGACCAGTTGATAAATCAATACCTTGATTAGCAAGAGCAGCACGTAATGCAGCATCTTGATTAGCTAAACCAAACTGTCCTGCCAATTGCAAGGATTGTTGAGTTGTTGCCAAATCTTGAGCTTGATTAAGTTGTTGCGCTTGCATCTGACGGGCTAAATCAGCTTCAGAAGCACGTTGTGCCTGATCGTAAGCCTGAGCATTTTGTTGAGCAATAAACTTCTGTGCGCTTTCTCCGTAAGCACGATTGGTTTCTGCCTCTGCTACACCTTGGCGAGATCCACCAAAAGCTTTAGCAGCAACAGCTTGAGCCGCAGTTTGCTGTTGTTGCAACTGTCTTGCACGTTCTAATTCTGTCAATCCTTGTTCTGTAACAGCCTGAGTATATGGGTTCATATACTGTTGAATGTTCTGGTTTAAGAACGAACCAGCCGCAATATCACGAATATTAGCTCTTGCTTGTGGAGCAATTGCACCAAGAGCCTCTTGCGCTACTTGTTGTCCTGTTACACCTTGATTCGCAACATCTCTAATAGTTCCACGATTAAGTTGAGCTGCATTAGCCAATGCCGCCTCAACATCACGGGAAGCTACTCTTTCGGGTTGATATAGTCCTGCACTTGTAGCTAAGTTAGACGCAGTACCAAGCTGACTCATTTGCCTACTATTAGGGTCTGCAAACTGGCGAGAAACATTAAAAGATGCCATTTGGTCAGGAGTAAATCCTGCAAACTCTCTAGGAGCTAGACCAGCGGCAACACCTTGTGACTTTTCGACATTAGCCAAAAATGCATCACGCATTGCAGGATCTAACTGCTGCTGACTTGAACTTCCACCGCCTAGAGACATATTATTCCCCTTGTATCCATTTAATTGCATCATCATGTGACGTAAAGTATCGCCACATATCCGTACTTACATCTCTCATTGCTTCTTTTCCTCTAAGCAATAAGACAATCATTGGTGCTATTTGTAATGAAATAATACGCAATGTGAGCGCATAAGCTCTGTCGTTGGTATTACCACTTTCAAGTTCTACAGAGTCTTGCCAAGCATTTATACTCTGAACCACTAAAGGCATTAAAAATGTCTTATTCTGATTAAAGAACTCATTTGTAGGTAGCGTCACCAGAGCATTCCAAAAGACAATATCTATGTCTTTTCTGCTAGGCTCTTTATCCTTGTCTACCAAGTCATCCCATAACTCGGCAATACTTGATAAAGCGACTAAAAAGTCTACAGCACTCTGGTTGCCACCAAACCATTCTAACAGTTTGGCATTCCTTAGTTCACGCCAATCTTTAGAATCATGGTCAATCATAATATTTACTATTAAAAATAGCTAGTTTTATCTCAAACTACCAAGTTTTCCATCAAACCTAATAGTACCAACTCGCCAATCAGTTAATCTAACTCCCTCAATCTTGGCTGCTACTTGCCTTCCGCTTATGCGTACTGAAGTAGGATTTGCCATTGAATATGGGCCATGGTTGTATTCTGTTGAATTAGGATAAAACTTGGTGCTAAACCTAACCTGAACATCGCCTGCAGTCTTTTCATCAGGAACTAATCCTGTCAGACTCATGGTTCTGTCTCCATTTCCTAGCTCTACTGGTCCTGACTCAGCAAACAATGTTTGTCCATCATAAGCAAAACCAATTTCATGCTCATAGACGTACCCGTCTGTAGAAACCATAATTGGGTTATTAAAGATTCCACGATCTGTCCCACAAGTACGTGCTAACGTACCAATGGCCCAATGATTCTCACGATAGTTGTAAGAAACGTAGGAATCTACTTCATTTGAGGCAGCGCTTGGGTAAAACCACCAAATCTCACCATAAGTAGAGTTATGGACGCAGTAAACCTTAGATGATTGAGTAGTGTTCATGTTACTGAACACATAATCTGATACATCTGAGTTCAAAGGCTTAACAAAACCATCGTATACCCAGAATCCTGATCCAGACATCCAAATACAAGCATTGTCAGTAGCGGCTACTGCTTGCTTAGAAATAACACCACAACCATTACCAACACGCTCAAAGCTATAAATGAATGGTGGGCCAATATAAGTGGCAGTATGTACATCCACATCAGTAAACAGAATGGTAGCCCCACGAACCCGTTTAGCGCACATTAAAGAGCCAATAGTGGTTAACTCAAAGTCACCAGCTTGATTAGTGGCGGCAGGAGTCCATACAGTATTGTTTTCTTGGTCACACCATTGAACTTTACGTGGATTACCACTTGCACCTAGTGCGAATAAGAATCGTTCTTGAGTAACAATAAGACCTGTACAGCTAGTTGGTGCATTAGTAATTGCAACCGCATCACTAGCGGTATTTAACTGCCATTCAAGCAACTGCCCATCTTTGGATGAACAAGCAACCAGATATTCGCCAAAGGTATCTAAGCTCCAAGTGGTAGCAGGGGTATATGAGCCTAAATCTGGTCTAGCAACACCATAGGCCGCTGTTCCATAAGTTCCATAGCCATAACCAATCTTTAGTACTGCATCTGCATCACCAACAGTAAATGTTGTAGGTGTAATGTCAAACAAAGTACCAGCCTCATTCATGGCATAAAGCTTTGAATGTGTACCAATTCCGATACGTCTATTATTGGAGTTATCACGCCAGTTAATCAGACCACGGGCTAAACCTGTCATTTGATTGGTGGAACGCTTCCTCCATCCACCTACTGGACGGATGGTGTTTTCGTACCAACGTACCAAATTTGAGCCGTTCCAACGGCCTTTAGACTGATATTCAGTCCCGTTTTTGTATACGCCTGGAGGAATTTGTAGTGGAATGTAAGCCATATCTGTATTCTATTCCCTAGGTAGGTTGGAGACAAAGCTAATTGTAGCAATTACAGATGGAATTGATGGCCTAGTTGGTGTTGAACTAGCAACGTAATGTTCAATATATGCCCCAACGTCACTTGTTCTCCAAACAATCTGAACATAATCATTTGCAGTTAAATCAACAAAGTAATTTAAAGCACAAATAGTATGAAATGGATCTCCAGCTCCTTTTCTTGGAGCCAATCCATATCTACTGTTAGATTTGTCAATGTTTGTACCATTTTTTCTAAACCAAATGTCTATATCTTGTGAGGCATTTGTTGTATTTATTAATTGAAGTGAAAATTGAATGTTATAAATTCCTGAGTCTGTAACATTAAGTCTTGAACTGTTTGATAAAGTGACTCCATTTGCGTAATCAGTTGTATCAAAAGTTATAGGGTAAGCAGTAGTTGTATTGGCAGCAATCTGATCTGTGCCATCTTGGAAAGCACCATAAGGGTTATTCAGGTACTTGCCACCCCTTGGGCCAATAACAGACTGTATTGCGTTAACTAACTTAGTAAAAAACAACCTCAAAAGTCCATTATTTTGATTCTGAAGACTTTGAGAATAGACAATTCCTGATGTACCCAAAGAAGGTATAGCAGGAATATCTAGTTGTTGTTTTACATTAGCCATTACTTTTTAAGCCATGTTTGCCAAACTGCACCCGCAGCAATGACCAATCCACCAATCCACAAAACTGGTTGAGCAATAGATGCTATCCAGTTAAGAACCTTTACAGCACCCTTGGCAGCGTCAATAGCAGTTACAAGGTCTTTAGTGTTCTTATCTATCTCATCTACCTTTGCTTCAACAGCTAGTAGACGCTCATAGATTTGTTCATGGCTTACATCTTTCATGGTTTATCAGGCCATGTAATTGTCCAAGGGAAACCTGATTGTGCAGTTACATCACGCAATGCTTGACGATATGTAGCCCATACTGCCTTGTCAACAGGAGCATCAGCTACTTGAGTCCAATCACTTGCCGCTAACTTTTCACCACGAGTAGCACGAACATTCTTAGCCTGTTCAGCATCCTTGGTAGCCTTGTAATTAGCTTCATTCTGAGCCGCAGTAGTGACGTTGCCATCAGCATCTTCTGTTTGAAAGAACGATGGGCCTAGATTCCACTTGGTGTACCACTTACCATCAATCTGTTCTACACCGCCATAGACTGAAGTTTGGTAAACAGTACCGCCTGTTGCTTGTGGGCCTTCTAGGACTACATCAGCACCCAAAGCCTCTAAGACTTCAGTTGTTGTTATGTCCCATGATGGGCCACCATTGGCTTTTTGATATGCACGAAATTCTGCTTCGTACATTACTGCGCCTGTTGATTGGATTCTGATTTGCATTTTAATTACCTCAAGCAATTGCTAAAAAGATGTATGTGCCAGCACTAACATTGATGGCGGCCAAGATGGTTGAGTTCAACGCAAAGCCTGTTGAAACTGTTGTTACAGAACCAAGGGTTGCAGATTCTGCGGATGTGCTGTTAAGAGCAAGATATGGGTCTGTCAATGTAGTCATGCCACGGGCTGTATCGTAGACGTACCAATCACCTGCAGCATCTGTACGCTTGATAAGTACAAACCTAGCACCACCTGTAAAGCCACAATTGATTGTTTGAGTTGTGCCGTTACCTGTGTATGAGCCTACTTTGGAAACACCAGCACAGGTTGCAAATAGGTAGTTAACAAAATTCTGACCGCTTCCGTTTGTAGCACCATGAGTTCCAACACTAAAAACTGTTGACGTTGGCGTGGTGCTATTCCATCGAGTTGCACTTGAAGCAGGAACACCGGCAGATGTGTTAAGTATTAAATACTCAGTATTTGTTAATGAAGCTGAATATACCTGCCATCCATTTGCACCATTGCGTTCTTTAACAATCATCAACTCAGGCACTACACCCAAATTGTGATTGAATGTCGTAGCACTTCCCGTCCCTGTATAGCAAACCTCATCAAAGAAGCTAGGCGCACGTCTAAAAGCCCACGAAATAAAATCAGTTGTACGGCCTCCTGTGTAATAGCCGTTCATAAAATCCCATTTGAGCGAACCATCACTAGCTTCAGCACCTGTTGAGGCCGTATCCATTGAGTTAGAGCCTTGAAGTCTTGAACCAGTAGAGTTTGAGCCATTAACTCGATATTCACTAATTCCTAAATCAACAGGAAACCCTGCCAAATAGTTAGGATTTGCAGAACGCCCTAATACTGGTGTAAACACACTAGTCCCACTTGTAGGCACTTTCATTGGGCCTCTACGTATGGCTATGTAGATTACGTTGTTTGCGCCAGCATTACCAATAAAACCTGTGGAAGTAAGAGTCATATCAGTGGTGTCTTCAAGCGACTCTTCGTCTGTAAGATTAGCAAAAAGAAACGCCTTTCTTAAATCAGACGTCCATCCACGCATATTGTCAACAAGTTGCCAATTACCCACTGCGTTATTTATATTTTTAAACAAAATCCATTGTGGCTCATACCCCAAATTAACAGCAGTTTGGTTTCCAGTAAACGACCCACACGAAATCACATTGTCTGTACCAGTTAGGCCAAAGCCTCCTGCGTTGTGGGCGAATAAATAACAGATATAAGTACCACCAGTGGCTGTTAAACCAAGAGTTGAACTAACATCAAAAGTTGTACTTGTTGGATTCCAAAAAAATCCAGTATCTTCAGCATCAGTCTTATTCAACATTAAATATTTATTTCCAGAAGAAGTTCCTCTGTGATAAACAAACCACTGTTGTCCTGCGGCATTTGTACGTTTAACAATAATGCAACCCGGCTCTGAGCCTAAATTATGCGAAATTGTTGCGTTAGAACCCGTCCCAGTGTAACTTACGATGTCAAAAAATTTCGGCTGCTTTCTGAAGGTCCATGAAACGTGGGGGTTAACAGTAGCATTAAAACCAAAATTTCCTGAATCTGCGCCTAGCGTATACCCCGTACTGTTAAATGATGTAATTGTGTCAGATTGTGTAAATTGCGAACCTG